GGACTTCCAGTTCTTTTAACTCCTATGGTGGCGCAGGGGGTTCTTCCAATAATACGGGTGGCACTTCTTCCGGTGGTGCAGGTGGTGGGCCTTATTCGGCTGCAAGTGCTGGAGGCGGTGGTTGGGGTGCTTCTGGAGGTACCACATACAGCAGTGTTCCACGATACGGTGGTGCGGGTGGTCGAGCCGTTCAACTTAATGGCCGTACTGTTACTTGGGTAAGTGGCGACACTTCTAGGGTTTGGGGGTCGGTATCGTGAGGTATCAAGTCAATGATCGGGTAAACGGGCCTCGCGTTTATGAAACGGAGGCTGAAGCGCAAGCCGCGCTGCCTGTGGCTCAAGCCGCGTTTTTAGACCAAGAAAGCTATCGTTTTTCTGTGGTATTTGTTGAGGTTAACGGGAATGACACTACGTGGCGAAACGCTGTTGATTCTGATCCTGATAGTGGGGATTATCAAGTGTTTAATCACAACACAGGGCAACACGAGGGGTTTTCTAGTAAAGCGCTAGCACATGCACGCCTGCAAGAATTGAAAACTGAGTTTCTCGCCCTAGTTAAACTTGATAAAGTGTATGAACATACACTAACTGTTGTTCCCAACACCGCCATGCCGACTACAATTCTATGACACAACCTCTCATTCAAATTGGGTGTATTGCAAATCTTTATTCCCGGATGATGTTTTTTGCTAAGGCAGGGGATATCGAGCTTGGACATACCCATCAGTTTGACCATCTCACACTACTTGCCAAGGGCATGCTTAAAGTAACTGTAGATGGGCACGTCAGTGAGTTTACCGCGCCTCACATGATCTACATCCGCGCTGACAAAGTACATGAACTTGAAGCGCTGACGGATGAAACGGTGGCGTACTGCATCCATGCATTGCGGGACAAAGAGAATAACGACATTTTGGACCCGGCGATGATCCCTGCGGGTGTTGATCCTGTGACGTTAGCTGGCTGCCTTATTACTGACTAACAAAGTGTCTGATGTATGGACCCGTTCACCGCATTCGCTGCTGCGCAAGCTGCGGTGGCTGGCATCCAAAAGGCCATCAAATTAGGCAAGGACGTTAACGGTCTTGTCGGGGAGTTCAGTCGTTTCTTTGACGCCCGGGATGCGGTTCAAAAGGCTGCCAACGATGCGGGCAAGTCGGGTAAGTCCGACACCGGCAGGGCCATGGAAATCGTGATGCAAGCCAACCAGCTACGGGAATCTGAGGAGCAACTCAAACACATGCTGGTCTACGGCGGCTACCCAGAACTCTGGGAGATGATGCTCAAGGAGCGGATGAAGATCAAGCAGGCGCGCGAGAAGCAGGAACGCGAAGCCAAGATCGCACGCAAGAAGGTAGTGGCCGAACGCCTGTTGATGGCTCAAATCGTCGGCGGTGCCATCTGCGTCATCACCATCGGCACCATCATCATCTTCATCGTTAAGCAAGCGCTGTCGTGAGCGACGAGAAGGTCAACCCTAACAGCCTGATCGAGAAGATTCTCGGGTATGTGGACTCCCCGTTCAAACTGTTCGCCATCCTGCTGATGGCTGTGTTTGCCTTTGTCGGCTACTTCGTCTGGCAAAACCAGGCGTTCCTGATCGGGGCGTACAAGGAGCAGCAAAAGCTCCCCAGCATCGCCGAGGACCGGGTGGAGGATGCGGCGGCGCATCTGTTCAAGAACACCGACGCGGTGGTGGTCGCTATCTTCAAGGTCAATCCGATGTTTGGAACCCGCGTCTTGCACCGGGCGTATACCAAGGATGGCAGGGACAAAACCCACGAGGGGTTGGATGTGGGCCTCTTCACGGCCAACGCAGCCAACAACCGGGATGTCGTGGCGCTGATGGCAAGCGAGATTCCCTGCGGCCCGTACAAGACCGCCCAGTCCGAGATTGGGTTATGGTATATGGAAAAGGGCATGACCTTTGGCTGCCGTATCAGCGTGCCGCCCGAGCAGGGTAAGTTTGTTGGCCAAATCACGGTAGGTTGGAAAGAGGAGCCGCCGGATGTGGATCAGTACCGGGTTCTTTTGCAGATCGCAGCAACTATGTTGGCAAGGAGTAAAAAGTAATGGAATGGCTTAAACAAATAGCTCCAACCATCGCTACGGCGCTGGGCGGCCCCTTGGCCGGTATGGCTGTCTCGGCTATCTCCAAAGCCGTTGGTGTGGACGAGGACAAGGTCCAAGACCTGATCTCCAGCAACAAGATGACGCCCGATCAGATCGCGCAGGTCAAGCTGGCTGAGATCGAGTTAAAGCGCCAAGAGAACGAACTGGGCCTGAACTTTGAATCACTGGCTGTGGATGACAGGAAGTCTGCCCGTGAAATGCAGGCCACCACCCGCTCCATCGTGCCTCCTGTGCTGGCTGCAATCGTTACGCTCGGGTTCTTCGGCATCATGGTGATGATGCTGCTGGGCAAGGTGGACTCCAACAACCCCGCCATCCTGATGATGCTGGGCTCCCTCGGAACCGCATGGACCGGGATCATCGCCTATTACTTTGGTTCTAGCGCAGGCTCGCAGGCCAAGACCGACCTCCTCTCTAAAGCACCCGCAATCAAATGACCATCCTCGCCCTGACTGATACCCTGACCAAACTCAAGATCGACCCGTCTTGGGCCGAGCCTTTGGCCGAGGTTTTTCACCGCTACGAGATCAACACCCCGGCGCGGCAGGCTGCGTTCATTGGGCAGTGCGCCCATGAGTCTGGTAACTTCAAAGTGTTGGAGGAGAACCTGAACTACTCAGCGGAGAGTCTCATGCGAGTCTGGCCCAGCCGGTTCCCGACCATGGAGATCGCCCAGCAATATCACCGCAACCCCGAGAAGATTGCCAACAAGGTCTATGGTGGGCGCATGGGTAACGGCACCGAAGAGACCGGAGATGGCTGGCTGTACCACGGGCGCGGGCTGATCCAGTTGACCGGCAAGGACAACTACACGCTGGCCGGTGACGCTTTAAACATGGATTTCATCCATTCCCCGGATTATGTTCTGGTCCCCAAATACGCAGCCTTGACCGCCGGGTGGTATTGGAACAAGCGCCAGCTCAATAAAGAGGCTGATGCTAAAGACTACACGGGCATGACAAAAAAGATCAACGGCGGTACCATTGGGTTGGACGACCGGATTGCGCACATTAAGCACGCGCAAGAGGTTCTGACCGCTTAAAAGGGCGCACCCATGCCACTGCAAAAACTCCAACTCAAACCCGGCGTTAACCGGGAATCGACGACGCTTGCCAACGAAGGCACTTGGTTTGAGATGGACAAGGTGCGCTTTCGCTCGGGCTATCCGGAGAAGCTCGGTGGTTGGGTCCGAGACACTGGCACTTACTACAACAACAGCGTCTCTGTTGCACCTCCCACAGGGTCTTTTTGGGGGACTTGCCGTTCGCTGTGGAACTGGATCACGTTGGCTGGTTACAACCTCATGGGGTTGGGCACGCATTTGAAGTACTACATCCAGCAGAACGCGGGTGGTAACTTCTTTGACATCACGCCAGTTCGTTACACCAGCACGGTTGCAGCCAACGCTTTTACAACGACTAACGGCTTGACCACCGTCATCGTCAACGACCCGGGCTACGGTGCAGGTACTGGCGACTTCGTGACCATCTCGGGTGTAGGCGGTGCGGTAAACGGCATCCCAGCTTCGGCATTGAATAAAGAGTTTCGCATCACCTATATCGATGCGTCTACCTACAGTATCACAGTAAGCGCTCCCGCTACTTCGTCTGGCACGACAGGCGCTGCCACGTTTGCCTATCAAATCTCCATCGGCCAAGAAACTTTTACCACGCTCACGGGCTGGGGCGCTGGTGGTTGGGGCGGCACGACAACAATTGCTGCTTCTACTACACTCAACGGCGCACTTAATGACAGCGCGACAACCATCACGGTGGTCTCCACTACAGGCTTTACCGCCACAGGCGCTATCGGGATTGGTGGTGAATACATCACCTACTCCGGCAAGACGGGCACTACGTTCACTGGATGCACTCGCGGCGTAGGTAGCACGGCAGTTGCGCACAACTCGGGCGATACAGTTAACCAGTACAGCAACGCGACGGGCTGGGGTCAGTCTGCAACGTCTGGTGTGGGTGCGCAGCTACGTCTGTGGAGTCAGTCCAACTACGGCCAAGACCTTATCCTTAACCCTCGGGGCGGAGCGCTGTATTTGTGGGCAGTGAATGCTAACCCGCTGATCTATGACCGGGCGGGGCTACTGTCTTCTACAAGTGCTGGCGTCTATCAAACAGATACCGGCTGCCCATCCGTTGCCAACGCAGTAACAGTTTCAGATTCTTCACGGTTTGTGATTGCGTTTGGCTGTAACGACTACGGTGAGTCGGCGCTTGATCCGCTTTTGGTTCGTTGGTCTGATCAGGAAAACTACGCGGTGTGGAACCCTGCGGCCACTAATCAGGCGGGCAGCTATCGCTTGTCCACCGGCTCCAGTATTGTTGCGCATCAACAAACCCGCCAAGAGATTTTGATCTGGACGGATGCAGCGCTGTATTCCATGCAGTATCTCGGCGCTCCGTATGTGTGGGGCTTCCAGATTCTTGGCTACAACATCTCGATTGCTGGTCCCAACGCTACGGCTACGGCATCCAACATCACGTACTGGATGGGGCTGGATAAGTTCTACATGTACTCCGGTCGTGTGGAGACCCTGTACTGCCCACTGCGCCAATACATCTTTGGCGACATCAACCTACAGCAGCAGTATCAGTTCTTTGCGGGCACCAACGAAGGGTTCAATGAAATCTGGTGGTTCTACTGCTCCGCCAACTCCACCGTCATCGACCGCTACGTCATCTATAACCATCTTGAGCGCATCTGGAGCTACGGCAATTTGTCACGAACTGCATGGCTGGACACGCCCCTGCGTGATTACCCGTCGGCTGCTGGCTACGGCGGCAATTTGATCTATCACGAGAACGGTGTGGATGACGGCACGACCAACCCACCGACTCCCATCAGCGCATACATCCAGTCTGCCGACTTCAACATCGGTGATGGACACAACTACGGCTTTGCGTGGCGCATGATCCCGGACATCACGTTCGACGGCTCCTATGTCAACAACCCGCAGGTCACATTTACTCTGCGCCCGCGCCAGAACCCCGGTGCCAACTACAGCACGGCCGACACTCCGACGGTGACCAGCACGCAGAACTATCAAGCCCAGCGCAACTACACGGTGCAGCAGTTCACCGAGATCGTGTACACCCGCATCCGGGGACGGCAGATGGCGTTCAAAGTGAGTTCCGACGGGCTGGGTGTGAACTGGCAGTTGGGTGTTCCGGCAATTGATATCCGCCCGGATGGAAGACGCTGATGACTCTGATCGTCACATCACAGTACGAACTTAACCGGGTGGTCGCCCCGCGCCTGCCCACCGCTCCGCCGGACTACGAGAAGCGCTACCACGATCAGTTCGCTGACGTTCTGCGCCTGTACTTCAACCGGCTGGACAACATTCTGGGGCAACTGGTAGCTTCTATGGAAACAATCCCCGTATCAATCGGCGGCACCAATACGGACGCCTTTGGGCGACTGCGGGTCAGCCAGCCCTACACCCTCTTTGACAGCCAGAACCGCTACGCTGCGGACAACCAGTTTGACGTCGCAACGACCGGGACGGGCACAACTACGTTCCTCTCCAACGAGGCGGCGGTCAAAATGGAAGTCACCGGGGCGGGCGTGGGCACCGTAACCCGACAGTCCTTCCGTTCGTTTCCGTACCAACCGGGCAAGGGCTTGCTGGTGCTGGCAACCTTTGTCATGGACAGCAGCCAGAGCCTGAACCTGACCCAACGGGTGGGCTACTACAACGACAGCAACGGCGTGTTCTTCCAGCGCGTGGACGGGACGTATTCTTTCGTGCTACGTTCTAGCTCAATCCCCACTCCGGGCACGCCCAGCGATGTCCGCACGGTGAATCAGTCCTCATGGAACGGCGACAAGCTGGACGGCACCGGAGCTTCTGGGCTGACGCTGGACCCCTCCAAGGCGCAGATTCTGTGGATGGACTTTGAGTGGCTAGGCGTTGGGAATGTGCGCTGCGGCTTCATCATCAATGGGGAATACATCGTCTGCCACACCTTTGAGAACGCCAACGATATCACTAGTGTGTACATGACGACGGCTATTTTGCCTGTGCGTTACGAAATTAAGACTACAACGTCAGCGGTGGCAGCTTCGATGAAAGCGATCTGCTGCTCGGTTGTGTCTGAGGGTGGCTTTGAGCAG